CCAGGTGATAGCGTAGATTATACAGTGCCAGTGTTAGCACCAAACACAATTGGTAATTCTGTGTCCAATGGAACTATATTTGATTATGCAGGTCTTCCAACAGGCGTCAGCAATATTTTGCAACACACTAGCGCGTTACCATTCAGGGCTTACAATTTAATTTATAACGAGTGGTTTCGAGACCAGAATTTGCAAGATTCTTTACCAGTGTTAACTGGAGACGGCCCAGATTGGAACACATACCCGAGTGGATGGTACGGATTAAAAAGAAGAGGAAAGCGTCACGATTATTTTACAAGCGCATTACCATGGCCCCAAAAAGGTAATAGCGTAGATTTGCCTTTAGGCACGACAGCCCCGATTCTAGGGGATGCAACAACACAACCAACGTTTGAAAATTCGTGGGCGCAAAGTTTAGGCGGCCTACAATATACATCAGGGACAGGCAATCTATATGCATTGAATACCGGCGCAAACAGCGGAGCTGCATATTTTGCAGATGGCATAAACCAAGGTTTGGTTGCAGATCTATCAGACGCTACAGCAGCTACGATTAACCAATTACGCCAAGCGTTCCAAGTACAAAAACTATTAGAAAGAGATGCGCGCGGAGGCACGCGTTATGTCGAAATTATTAAAGCACATTTTGGAGTTACCACGCCGTCTGCAGGATGGCGCTCAGAGTATCTTGGCGGCGGTACGCGCATGGTCAACATTTCTCCAATTGCTCAAACCAGTAGTACAGATGGTACGTCCCCTCAAGGTAATCTTGCTGCGATGGGTACCGCGACCTTGGATGGCATTGGTTTTACTAAGTCTTTTACTGAGCATTGCACTATTATCGGCTTGGTTAACGTACGGGCTGATTTAACTTACCAGCAAGGATTGAATCGTATGTTCTCGCGGCAGACGCGTTACGATTACTACTGGCCAGCTTTAGCCAATATCGGTGAACAAGCGGTACTGAACAAAGAAATTTATTTTTCAGGAACATCGACAGACGATGAGGTATTTGGGTATCAAGAGAGGTACGCTGAGTATAGATACAAGCCTTCAATTATTACAGGCGCGTTCAGAAGCAATGCAGCGGCATCGCTAGATAGCTGGCATTTAGGACAAGATTTCAGCGCGTTACCAGCATTGAACGCAGCTTTTATAGAAGACAACCCACCAGTATCCAGGGTCGTAGCAGTACCGTCAGAACCAGAGTTTTTGTTTGACGGATATTTTGATATGAATTGTGTAAGACCAATGCCATTGTATGGTGTGCCCGGCATGGTGGACCATTTCTAAATGAGCTTACTTGCTATAGGGTCAAGTATCTTAGGCGGTTTGCTAGGATACAAAGGACAATCAGACGCTAATAAAAGAAACGTTGCTCTCGCAAGAGAGCAAATGGCGTTTCAAGAGCGTATGTCAAATACAGCCTATCAGAGGGCTGTGCAAGATATGCGTTTAGCTGGGTTAAACCCAATATTGGCAGCGCGATCGCCAGCAAGCACGCCAGGAGGAGCGACAACGAAAGTAGACAGCGCTTTGGGCGCCGGCGTAAGTAGCGCAATGGCAGCGAGCCAAATGAGCAATCTAAGAGCGCAAACACAATTAACAAAAGCACAAACGATTAAAGCTAAAGCGGAAGCAGAAGCGACGCAGGTAAGAACCGGTATGGACATCGGTTATTTACAGGGTCCGTTAGGGAATGTGGTTAGAGCGATGGAAAAATTCCCTAACATAACGCAATCGTCAGCTATGACGCTAGTATCAACGATTCAGGAAGTTTCAAGTAAAGGAAACGAAATAATTAACAGTATAAATAGTCAGTTAGGTAACAATCCTAACGCGGTAACGAAAGAACAAGTCAAGACAGCGATAAGCAACGCTGTCAAAAAATTTGATCCAAAGCTTTGGGACTCAATTTCAGAATTAAAAGGAATGGTTTATGGAAATTAGGAAACCTTATACACGCGAAGCGGTAAGCATAGATGTAGGCGGCGAAAGCCGCACTAAGCAATCATTTGCGAAAGAATGTGATATCAATCACATAATGGCGAAGTACCAGAAAACAGGTGCTATCACCCACTTCGCCAAACATAGTCCGCAATACGGAATCGCGGATGGCCAGACGTTTCAAGATGCAATGAACCTTGTATGCGAGGCACAAGAAATGTTTAATGAACTGCCGTCGAGCATCAGGTCAAGATTCGGAAACGATCCGGCAGCGTTCCTAGACTTCGTAAACGACGAAGGAAATGCGGACGAGATGATTAAGCTAGGCTTAATAGAGAAGACCGGTGAGGTCGCTGCCATTTCCAATGGCACGCCGCAACCGGTCCAAGAGAACGAAACCACTGCCTCGGAGTAGGCAGCCATATGACCCTACTTGATGTCATATGGCTGACTGACACCAAAA